ACTATACAAACTTTCCGAATTTTAAATCAGAACCTTTGCCTAATACTGTAGCCGACTTTTTATATAAACAAAAAAAGCCTATTGTGGTTACTATGGGATCTGGAGGAAAGGAAGCAATTTTTCCTAAAAATTTTTGGGAAATTATATTCGAACTTGGGAATAAACATAGTTTGATTATCTTAAATCACAACGATGTTTATATCAAAAATAAAAACGTTTCCTTTTTTTCGGAAAGATTGTCACATAGAAGTTTATTTGCTGAAGCAAGATGCGTAATAAATCATGGAGGAATGGGTACTATGGCAACTGCTTTGTTTAGCGAAGCTCCTCAAATTGCTATACCACAGATGCAAGAAAACGTTCTTTGTGCTGAACTGTTTTCACAGGTATATAATACCAAAACCATTTTGCCAGAAGACCTAACTATCGAAAAGTTATCACACGAAATTGATACGATATGTGATATTATTCCAAAAAAATTAGATGACTTAGATTGCGGTAAAATGGTGATAGAAATTCTAAGAAATAATAAATACATAGATGAGTAAAGTTATAGCCTTTCCTACAAAATTTCCTCATCCAGACTCACTGGATGAGTCTAAATTCTATCGTATTCCGTTATATTCTGAAGCCGATGTAGAACTTGTGCTACTTTGTCTGAATGCATTTGGCGATAGTGATGCCAGATATGTGAGAGATGATTTGCCTAAAACAGATCCTGTTTATGTGGCAAAATGTCTTGATATTGCACATCGATCTGAGCTACTATCAGTTCCAACGAGATCGCATGTCAAGGCAATTAGGGACTCAGTACAAGAGGTTAATTTTCCTGAATAAAATCAATAACTTACAAGTCTTGACAATACCGCGTAAAAGTGCTATAATGATATTGTCATTAAAATTGTAAAGGTTGATTATGAATATTTTTTATTTGGATCGCAACGTAGCTAAATGCGCCGAGTATCATAACGACAAACATGTTGTTAAGATGATCCTCGAATATGCCCAATTATTGTCTACCGCACACCGTGTTCTGGATGGTGTCGAGTATATCGATAAGACAGCTAATGGTCGTTCTATCAAGCGTTGGCGACTAGAAGACGTTGCACTTGAGACGCAACTCTACAAGGCCACACACATCAATCATCCCAGTGCTGTTTGGGTTAGACAGTCTAACAATAACTATAACTGGCTTGTTTGTTTATTTCAGTCGCTCCTCAGTGAATACACTTATCGATATGGTAAAATCCATTCGTGCGACCGACTTGTTTATTTTCTTCGTAAAACGCCAAAAAACATTCCAGTAAGTCATCTTACTCAACCAACTCCCGCTATGCCAGATCAATATAAAGTTTCTGGCGACTCACTACAGTCATATCGCAACTATTATGTTGGTGCAAAAAAATCTATGGCAAAATGGAAAAATAGATCAGTTCCTGAGTGGTTCACAACATCAGATTCATAAATAACTACATGGTGAAAGAGATTAGAAAAAATGCCGTTATATAGGAAATCCACAAGGCGACACAGTACTGCTGTGTCGCCTTTTTCACAACTCCAACCCAAAAGAAGGAATAATATGTCGCGAAAAAAGAACAACCTTCAAGTTATCGAATCAAATTCAAATGATAATCAAATCATCATAGAGAAAAGTAAACTATGCAAAGTAAAACATTCAGATTTAAAAAGAATGAAGCCAAAAAATGCCAATCAGAAATATTTTTGGGAGCTATACGATAACGGTTCTAAAGCGATATTACTACACGGAGTAGCTGGTACAGGAAAAACATACATTGCCTTATACAAGGCATTAGATGATATTTTAGATTACACATCTGCTTATGATAAAGTAGTTGTTGTAAGATCAGCAGTTCCTTCTAGAGAAATAGGACATTTACCTGGAGACGAAAAAGAAAAGAGTGAGGTATATCAGCAGCCTTACATCCAAATCTGCAATGAACTCTTCAATCACATTCAACCCTATGCTAGACTACAAGAGCAAAAGAGCTTGCACTTTATGATTACCTCATATGTTAGAGGTATTACTCTAGATAACGCAATTGTGATTGTTGATGAGTGTCAAAACATGACAGACATGGAATTAAATTCCATAATGACACGAATCGGAAATAATTCTAGAATCATATTCTGCGGAGATTTTAGACAGACGGATCTATATAAAAAGAATGATATGTCTGGTCTACAGAAGTTTATAGGAATTGCCGAGCTTATGCGGTCATTTAATACAGTAGAATTTACCTGCGATGACATAGTAAGATCAGAGTTGGTAAAGGAATATATCTTGGCCAGACTGGAATACGAAGATAGACACTGTTAAAAAATCTCTTGACATTCCTGTGAGATAGTGCTATTATATAATGATGAAGAAGTTTACTCATATAGAAACAAATCCTCTTCCCAGACTAACCCGCACAAACGTAGATGGGAAGAGGGTTTACAAGACTCAAACTGGAGAATGCTATCCTTCAGTTACCACGGTGTTAAGTGTTCGTGGTAAGAAGGCTATATATGAGTGGAGACAACGGGTTGGTGCTAAAGTTGCTGATGAAATTTCTCTCAAGGCCACTACTAGGGGCACCAAAGTTCACAGTCTTTGTGAGACATATTTAAATAACGATGTTTTACCTGAGTTAAACTTCTTTGAATCCGAATCGTGGTCTAGATTTAGACCAGTTCTAGATAGAATAGACAACATTCGGCATATCGAAGCGTTTTTATATAGTGATCATTTAGGTATGGCAGGTCAAGTTGACTGTATAGCCGAATTTGATGGAAAACTGTCCGTCATAGACTTTAAGACATCTAAGAGACTTAAAACTAAAGAAGACATTCCTGGTTATTTTGCTCAGTGTACGGCATACGCTATCATGTATGAGGAAAGAACTGGAATTCCAATTAATAGACTAGTAGTTTTAATGTCTGTAGATGATGAAGAACCACTAGTTTTCACTGAAAAACGCGATAACTATGTGAAATACTTGTTGGAAACTAAAAAAATGTTTGACAACAACGAAATTTCATGATATACTGATAGTATAAATAGACTTATTGATCGTTGACGTTTGACTGAAAGGCTATAGGACGCGGGTGCGACTCCCGCCAGCTCCACCAAAAGAAAATTCGGCAGGATGCATACTGTGCTGTCGTAATTAGACACCAACCATGAAAGGGAGTGAGTTTTCTTTTGATGGGGCTGAACAGGTTCGACTGTAGTTGTATAGGAAAAATTGAGATCAATTGCCTGGCAAAGTGCCAAAATGATAAATGCCAACGATAATCAGGCATATGCTCTAGCCGCTTAATGCGGACCTAGAACGGGGTTCGGATGCACCTGGCAACAGAAGCATCCACTTTTAAATTAATCATGGAGAACAATATGCTGAATTACTATGTAACTGAAGAGTGTGATTTTAAGGCTGGAACTGTAAGAGTTCTGGCATCACTCACTATCGACTATGAGGCATCAGATGAAAAGGTACGCGCTCGTATTATAAAAGAGACGAAACGTGCCGCAAGTGCGTTGAATGATCGATTAACTAAGGTGCTCAGTACACCAGAAGGGTAACTGTTTGATAAATAGTTACTCCAGTGTGGGGAGTCACTGGTCAAAAACTCTCAAGTTTAATAACAAAAGAGGAAAGAGAATGACTTCCTTAAATAAGAAGTTTTTCGAATTCTTTTCGATTCGTACTGGATTAGCTGTTTTTGCTGCCGGTACTTTATCATTAGCTTCAACACTACTTGGAAATTCTGTTATCGAAAGGAATAATGCGCAACAAGAATCGATAGATTTTACTGTTTCGCAACAACTTAAAGAGCAACAAGCATTAGAATTGAAAAGAGTGCAACTAGTAAATGAAAGGTTAGAAAGACACGTTTCTTGTCTAGCTAAAAACATATATTATGAAGCTGGTAGTGAAAGTAGAACTGGTAAAATTGCTGTAGCTAACGTAACTTTAAATAGAGCAGCTAGTGGCAAATTTCCAAACGATGTGTGTGATGTTGTTTATCAAAGACGTTCTGGCACATGTCAGTTTAGTTGGGTATGTGACAAAGGCAAACATAAACCATATGGCGATTCATATCAAGAATCTAAGTCTATAGCTAGAATGGTTCTAACTAGACAAATTAAACCTGTTATTGGTAAAAATGTTCTATATTATCATGCAGACTATGTAAATCCAAATTGGGACTTACAAAGAGTGATTAAAATTGGCGCACATATTTTTTATACTGAGACATAAAATTTAAATGGGGGGAACGATGTTCCCCCCATATTGAGGAAAGATATGATAGATACATTTATGGTAGAAGAGCCACTTCTTCTAGATACAGAGGTAATAGAGACGCAAGTGTCCAAGTTTAAAACTCCCACAGAGTTTTCCCAATATATAGAAAAACAGGCTAACATTGTTGGCATATCGTGTTTTGATATGCTCGTAGATTACTGCGTCAAAAACGAACTAGAAATAGAAACAGTCAGCACACTAGTATCAACCTCTCTTAAAGAAAAGATTAGAGTAGAAGCAGAAACTTTAAATCTATTAAAGCGTAAACGGGATGGAATTCTACCTTTTGATTGAGATGTAACATGGAACCGTTTGATGTATATCGTTTGTATATGTCTCTAAAGTTACATTTTACATCCGATAAATATAATATTACCACAGCTAAAAATGCTGTTAGATGTAAACAAGAAACCTTCATGAAACGAAAAGATGTTCTATTATTTCGTAAACTTTCTAAAAAGTACGAAAAAAAGGAACTGATCGATTTTTTCGTTGCTAACTTTGTTGCTGGTCATAATGGTGTATTTGACGCTAATGCTTCCGAGATTTATACCAGTTGGATGGCCAGACAAGGTAAACTTACCTATCAATTTACTCAGGACGCTGAACTCTTAGTTTCGGAAGGAAATAAGTGTGCGCAAAATCCCCTTATTTCTGAGGATGGACAACATCCTATAGTCCTAAAACTAGTGCTAGGTAAAAAAATTACACTAGAATCGGCAATTATTCTTGACAAGATTACCGATTTCGTGTATAGTAATGATACTACCTTAAAAGATGACATCATATGGAAAGATTTTTCCAGACTTGTAAGGAAGTATCGTATTTTTATCAATATCGATAAAAATAAGTTTAATGTAATATGCAACAACTTAGGAGTAATACGGAGTAACAATGGGCAAATCACACCGTGAAAAGCGTTGGTATGATGAACCTCGAATCAAGGAAGTTCGTAAAGGTGCGGATAAAGTAAATAAGCATCGTAAGAACTTGTATAAATATTCGCGTGACTCGCTATCAGAAGATACCGATAATTCTAATAGCGAACAAGATTTTATCGAAAGCGATTATGACGATTTCGATGAAGTCGATGAGTATGATACATGGCGTTCAAACAAATAATACACAGTTTATAAGGAGAAATATATGTCGTTTAATTCACTTTCTGATCTTCGCAAGAGTCGAGATAATTTTGATTCCTTGCTGAAGCAAGTTGAGAGTATTTCTAATACTCGAAAGTCCACCGATGATGATCGTTTTTGGAAGCCTACAGTAGATAAGGCTGGTAACGGTCAAGCAATCATTCGATTTTTGCCACCACCTAAGGGTGAAAAGTTGCCTTGGGTTCGTCTTTGGGATCATGGATTTCAAGGTCCGTCTGGCAAGTGGTATATTGAGAACTCTCT